TCCTTTTTGAACCTGTCTGCATCTGAATTGGTGTTTGACAGGTGAATGATGACAATATTGTTCACTGATGTCAAATCATTTGCAGCAAGAAGTTCCTTGCACGTCTTCAGGTTCATATGTGACTGAAATATCCTGTCCTTCAAAAATTGTGGTGTTTCATTGGCATTGATGATGTCTAAATCATAATTGCATTCAAGGATGATGTTGTTCAGTGCAGGAAATTTATATTGACTATAATAAGAATCAGTCAGAAAAAGGGTTGTTCCTATTTCTTCATGCTTGATTAAAAAACCAACTGGTTCAGGTGTATCATGCTTGATGGCAAATGGCATGACCTGAAAGTTGCCAATGAAGAAACTATTTCCGGCACTTATATATGCCAATCTGTGATGGTATGCAGGCAGGTTAATTGCTGAAGCTTCACCCCTTGTCATGTAAGTGTTCACACCTGCCTGCATAAGCTTTAAAGCAGATTTGCAATGGTCCTGATGTGAATGTGTAATAAGGCAACCTTTCACTTTCAGCAGATTGAAGTTTAATCCTTTCACAATCTGCTTCATTCCAACACCTGCTTCAATGATTAATGTTTCAGATGTTGATTCAAGTATATAACAATTGCCTGCTGAATTGCTTCCAAGTATTTTTAAAAGCATTTTATTAAATTGGTTTTATTTAAAAGTTCCACTGATTTGCAATGGCTGCTGCAAACCCAGGATAAATGAATCTTCTGTCTTTTGCCCGATTGGAATTGTCAGCCTGAAGGAATGCCTTTGCAAACCACATTGGTTGTGTCTTGATTTTGCCTGCCTTGGTCCTGAATTTATAAAATTCACCCTTGTCAATTGATTCCCCAAATAAAGGTGCATCATAATGAGTGGCAACCAATTTTGGAAGACCATGCAGCCAAATATGTGTGGTCTTTTGTGCAGGGTCACCAAAATGGTATGGATGAAAAATTTGGTCTGGCTTCCTGTAAATGGTTGACATGATGCCTTGTGGATTTTCAATGCACCATCTTGGAATGTTGGTTTTTGTGAACAGCATGAAAAAATCAATTGCTTCCTTTTGCCTTCCATCCAATATCTTTTGTTTGAAATGCTTGGCACCTGATGATGCAAGATGTGTACATGGTGGATGTGCAACCATCAAATCAAAACCAAGGCTGAAAACATCCCTGATATCACATTGAAAGTGCTTGCTTGAATTATCTTCAGCAGGTTCCAAATCACATGACCATGCATCATGACCTTTTGCAATGAATGCATTTCTGACTGTTCCTGAAGTTTCACATGCCACAAGCACTTTCATGATTCATTTTTTAAAGTTTCATAATTGTTTTTATAGCTTCCTTTTTTGTAAAACCCAACCAAACTGCACCAATTGTTGATTTAACCATTGTCCATCCTGCATCAGTTGCCCAATGTGATGCATAAATCAATTCAATTTCATAAATACCTTTTTTATTCAGTTCTTTAATTAATGAATGATTTTTGTCTTCATCTGAAATACTGATATATGATATTCCTTTTTTCATATTGGACATTCTGAATCATCTTCCTTCACAACTTCAGCATCAGTGAATTGCATGACTTCACTGTTGGCATTGTTCTTTATTTCTTCTGCAACCACATCTTCAACAGAATCATCTTCAAGGTCTTTGCTGATGGTCTGAACCATTTCAATTGACAGATATCCATAATGTGAAAGCAGGTTCCTTAAGACCGTCTTAAGTGCCATTGCATCAAAATCCTTCTGCCATGGTCCACCTGCATTGCCATATGCCTTTGAATATTTTTTTGCATGAATCAAAACCTGTTCCTTGGTCATGAACAATGTTTTGCTGAATCCATTCAACATCTGTATATAAGCAAAATAACCGGTCACAACATCACTTGTCTTTGTTCCATTCATGTCAAATTCACCTGACAATTTATCCTTCCTTTGAAATTCACCTTCAAAGACAGCATCAGCATTGATGAATTTATATTGTTGTGTTCTGATTGCCATTTGAATCAGTCCTTTATAACCAATCTGAAATTGGGGAACAAGCTTTTTAATCCATTGACCATTGATATTTTTGTTTTCAAAATACGGGATAATATAAGCATAACCAAGTGATTTGTTTATAGGAAGCTTCATGACAGCAGCCTTTAAAGCTTCTTTAATAAGGTCTGAAGGTTCACACTGTTGCAAGGTTGAATCAGTATTGAATAAGTCAAGGATGGACCCTAAAAAGGTTGCTGCATTATCCTTCAGTATTTCACTGAACTGTTTCTTGATGCTTGGTGCATCAAGCATGTTAATCAGGATGTCTTTTTTGGACAATGGTTTGTTGGTGGTGGTGGCAAGTTGATTGCCTGCTTGGTTGGTTGGTGATGGTTCCATAATTAAAATTTTATTGGTTTACTAATATAAATTAAACATTTTGAATCCTTAAATTTTTGTCTGCATCTGAAACATAAAGTGAAATGATTTGACTTTTACTTTCAGGCAGGAAGGTCACACTTTCACGATTGTCAATAAATACAGGCAAATATGTCTGATAATAGTCTGATAAGGTGTTGATGATGTCCACACCTGCCAAAATCTTTGCAGCAGTGTTAAGTGTTGGAAATGGCACCTGCTTATATTCGCAAATGCAGGCTTCAATGGTTTGACCGTTCACCTGCTTATCAAACAACCTGAAGTGAACATATTTGAACAATCCATTGACCTTCTTTTCAAGGATATCCATTTTCACCTTCATGTATTCATCAGCCTGAAATTCATGATTTTCAATATCTGCAATTTCTTGTGCTGTCTGACTTTCTTCATCCTTCAGTTCCTTGATTCTTTTATCAGTTTCTTCCACCACCTGCTTCATTGCAAGTTCCTTTCTTAAGCTGTTGATGACAGACCTGATTGAATCCCTTTCAATGACCATGACATCATTTTTCATGGTGCCGTTTTCCTGCAACTTCAGACTTTCAATTTCAGATTGAACCTGTTTAATATCATCAACAAGGTTCATTGCATCACCATTAAGCTTCAACAATGCTTCAACCTTGATTTCAGTTTCATCATGATTGTTGTTGGCTGCTGCTGCCTTTTTCAGTTCAATCAGTTTGAATTTTGCTGCTTCCTTTTCATTTGTCAATGCTTCAATTTCCTTTGAATTGTCAGCAGAAAGGTTGTCAATATTTTTTTGCCATTCAACATTGGCTGTTTTGATTTCATTTGACCGGCTAACAAGCAGGTTCAGTTTTTTCTGCTTATCATCATTGAAGTGCTTCAACATGGTTTCCTTTTTGGCTTCAAAATCACCTTCAGGAAGTGGTTGATGACAGGTTGGGCAAATGGTGTCAGCATCATTCAGGACAAAGGCAGTTGCATTGATTTCCTTCCATTCCTTCCTTAAGGCAATGATTTGTTCATTATTATCCTGAAGTCGTTTATTATAGTTGTCAATGAACCTGCCATTGTTAGCAGATGCATTCTGAAGGTTTGATATTTTCAGGTTGCACTGACTTATCAAATTTTCAGTTGCTTGGATATCATTTTCAACCTTGTTAATCCTTTGGAACAATTCATTCCTTGTCTTGTTCCTGATGTCTTCCAATTTAAAGTGCAGTTGATTCAGTTCCTTGGTTTTAACTGAATAATTGGTTGATGCCTGCTGCAAGGCAATTGAAGCATCATTTAAGGCTGCATCAAGCTTGGTGATGTCTTCTTCCCTTTTATCCAAGTTAGCCTGAAGACCGGCCCAATCCTTTGCTTCAGGCTGATTTCTTTTGGCTTCATCAATCCTTGTTTCATAACTTGACAATTTCTTCTTCAGCAGGACTTTTTTTGCCGCCAATTCTTTTTTATATTCATCAATGGTCTTGCCACTGTTCAAAACAAAAATCAAGGTTGCATAATCATCTTCAGGTGTGGCAAGTTCTTCAAATACTTCATCATTGGTGATATTGCCTGCAATGGTCATCAGGACATTCCTTTGTTTTTCCCAATGCATTTGATTGAAGTATGAAACATTGGTCAACAACCTGACATTTGATGGATGAATGATGTCATTAATTTTTGCCTGATATTCTGTTGCACTTAATGGAACATCATTCCAATAATAATCAGTTGTATGACCTTTGAAGGTCTTTCCTTTTTGACCTTTTTCCCTTTGCCACTTTTCCTTGTAAACCCGTTTTAATTTAATGGATTCAGAATTGACCATGATAAAACCGGTCACTTCATGTGGCAGTTCATTCAATTCCTTTTGATTGGTGTTCTTGATTTGATAATCTTCCCTGTCCTGTTCATCCTTGCCGGTTATTAACCAAATGAAAGCAGTGTACAAGGTTGATTTTCCTGTTTCATTTGCGCCAAAAATGTCAGTCTGTTTGGAAAAGGTGATGTCCTTTGTCCTGATGCCTTTGAAGTTGTTCAGAATTAGTTGCTGAAGCATTACTTTTTTCATATTGGTTTTTTTTGAATTTGTAAAATAATAGAAAAAGGCAGTAAGTGGAAACAAACTGCCGTTTTTTGAAAATTAACCCTTTAAAACCTAAAATAAAACAGAAAAGCAAAGTTGAAGGAAACAGGGTTGAACTGTCATCTGCTGCTTTCATGCAACTGTGTTTCCATTGACACCATCCTTCAAGTTATAAGTCACCATCAGCTTCTTCATTGTTAATTGCCGAAAACTTTTAATCCACTGATGGTGACCTTTTACAACCGCATTTTTTTTGCACCCTTGGCTGCAAGTGCATGTTCATTGGGTTTAGTGCTTCTTGTGTGGTGGTTTGTGTGGTTTCTTTTTAGGCTGATTTTGCTTCAGTCCTGATGATTGGTTCTTGTTTTCCTGTTGGTGGATTTCCGGCAGGTGGTGCCTTTTGTGCCGTGATTCCATCTTCTTCTTTAATGCCACCATTGTCTTCAGGTGCATCACTTCCTGCTCCATAACCAATAAGGTCATTTGAATCATCAAAAGTTGCAAGTGCTTTAAGTTTGTCAGACAGTTCTGAAAATTCACTTTTGATGTCTTCAACTTCATTTGCTGAATTGTCTGCTTCAATCCTGTCTGCAATTCTGACAATGTCATTTGCAATTTCATTCAAGTCTGTCTTCAGACTGATTTCATCTTTCATTTTTGGGATTTTTTATTTGTGATTAAATAAGAAACAATTTTGACCGGCATAATAAACAAGGGTTGAATAATAACAACAACCACACTGCACAATGGAATAAAAAAAATAATGGATAGTAAGTAAAGAATCATACAAGGTTTTTTTGAATTTGATATTTTACTTCCGGCAGTGGCATCATGTCAGCAACATGCATCAGCATCAACCATTCTGTCAAGTTATAATCAAGCTTCTTTTTTGCGGAAAAAACCAACAGATAATGCTGTTCATTTTCATCATACTGCCAGCATTCAACAGTATCAAACAAACTGTGATACAGGACATGTTTTCTTTTTGGTTGATTGTAAAGGAACTGAATGCAAAAATCATTCCTTGTGGCAGTGAATCCCATTGCTTCCATTGCTTGCACAATTTCATTGTTCAATTTCATTTGGTTTTATTTTAGGTTAATAAGTCAATCAGTCATGTTCAACAAGTTCCATAATGTCTGTGATTCCAAGTTCCAATGCAATCACCTGAAGTGCATCAATTTTTGTCAGCCTGCCGTTTATCTTGTTCTGATTGATGTGCCGGTAAAGCATTGCATCACCAATGTCAAGTGATTCACCAATCCTTCTTCTGACAGGTACATTGTTGATTTTATTAATCACATCATCAGTCAGCTTCATTTTCATGGTCACCATCATGTAAATTGTAAAAGGCAAAAATATTGTACAAACATTACTGCACAATTATTTATGAACATTTTGTCCAAAAATAAAAAAGATTGAAAAAGGATGGCTTATTAATGCAATAATTGCAATCAAGGATGGCTTTTATTGAATAGCGGCATGGATTATTAAATGACCCTTGTTTAAAAGGTTGCTGCAACCGGTTTTATGTCTTCAAATGATTGGATATTGATGCAGTCTGTCACAACACCTTTGAATGTCCTGATTGTCCTTCCATTGCCTGCATCAATCCTTGTGAAGTTTGCAAGGACACTGCACAAGGCACCAATATTCAATGTCAATTTTGCCTTATTTGATGCACTGCTTGATTGAAAAAGAACAGTTGCACCAATCCTTGATGCACTGCATGAAAAATTGCTTGTGATGATATATTCAACACTTTCTTGAAAGGTCCATGTTGCTGCTGCAACATATGCACTTCCATTAAGAACATCACATGTCCAACCTGAAGTGCCTGCAAAAACAATTGGTGTTGCTGATGAATTAGTTTGTTCAAATATCAATGATGAATTGATGGTGATGGTGCCTGAAAAATTTACAATATTAAGTGGTTCACCATTAAGATTGAATGTGCAGGTTGTTGCACTGATGGTTGATGTGCCTGCATTGATGGTGCCGGTTGAACAAACAAAGGTCATACTTGTTAAAGTCAGTGTTTGTGAACCAAGATTGAAAGTTCCTGTAACTGTCAATGTCCTTGTTTGGAAGGCTGATGCACTTGTGATGGTCAAGGTTCCTGTTATGGTCATATTCAATCCAACTGTTCCACTTCCTGACCATGTGCCTGAACCTTGTTGAATTAGGGTTGTCGTTCCAGTGAATAATTGTGGTGTAATAAGTGTTGAAAAATAAAGATTGTTGCCATTAATTACAATGCCGGTTGTTGAAATGCTTAATGATGAACACCTGACATCATCTGCACAAATTCTTGTTGTTGATGCTGATGCAAGGACAATTGTGTTCCAAGATTTGCCATTGAATGTAAAAGTACAAGCACCTGAACTTGTCAATGTTCCTGCTGCTGAAATGGTACAATTCACACCAAGTGTGACTGTATCACCATTCACATTAAGATTAATGCCACCAGACTGGCTTAAAGTACCTGTAAACCCTGAAGTCATAATCAGTTTCAATGCAGCCTGATTTGAAATGATTGCACTTGTACCATTTGCATTGACACCAACACCATCAAAATAAACAATGTCTGCTGATGTTGGAACAGATGCATTGTTTGCACCACCACTTGATGCACTCCAATTGGTGTTGCCTGTTGCAGTCCATGCTGTGCTGCTTCCACCACCAACCCAATATCTGTCAGCCATGGTTTAAAAAGTTAAAGCGTTATCTGGTAAATTTCCATCATACCTGATGATATTAATGCAGTCAGTTACAGTTCCAATAAAGGTTGTGATTGTCCTTCCACCACTTGCATCAATCCTTGTGAAGTTTGCAAGCACACTGCAAATTGCACCATTCTTTAAAGTGATGATTGCTTTATTGGTTCCTGAACTGCTTCTGAAAGTTACAGTTGCGCCAATCCTTGTCTGGTTGCAGGTGAATTGTGTATTGATTTTATATTCAATGCCTTCCTGAAATATAGTTGTTGAACCTGTTGTGAATGTCCAATTTAAAAGATTGCATTCCCAACCATATGCACCTGCAAAAGTTGTGTTGCCTAAATTGCTTTCAATCCTGTTTGAATCCAATTTACTTAATAAAGTAATTGTTGCAGTTAAAATTGGGATGACCCTGTCAAATGTCATTCCTGTTGCATCAATTGTGCAGCTACCATTGATTTGAAAAGTTGAACCTGTCACTGTGATACTTCCTGACAAATATTTGAATGTTCCTGTATTATAAGTCACAATGCCACTTATAGTCACATTGCCATCAAAGGTCAAATTATTACTTATTGCAAGGGTTCCAGACCATATGCCACCCTTTAAAATAACATGTGTTGACCCTGTTAAGGCTGAAGTCATGGTCACACCATTTGCCTTCATGCTGAATCCATTCATGACTGCCGTATTTGCCACATTTAAAAGCCCGTTTATTTCCCAATCATCAGCAAGGGTTTTTATTCCGTTTGTTGTTATTAAAGCTAAAATCCCAGTCCATATGACACCATTGGAAGTCAATGTTGCATTTCCTGCAACAGTCAATTGTCCTGTTCCTGCCTGTACAAAATTTGCACCCAGTGTCACATTTCCGTTTGCAACAATTGTCTGGCCGTGATTGAAGATTCCTGTATATCCACTTGTTATCAAAAGTGATAAACAGTTTCCGGTTGCAACCATTGTCATTTGTTGATTACCAGTTGAACCTGCACCATCAAAGATGACTGCATCTGAAGATGTTGGTACACTTGCACCACCTGCACCACCTGAAACAGTACCCCAATTTGAAGGACTTGCATTCCATGCTGTACTACCACCACCACCAACCCAATATCTGTCAGCCATATTTTTTTTAATTTCTAAATAAAAATAAAGTCAATGTGACCCTTGTCACTGTTGATGCTGAAACAGCAATAAATTCAAGTTTATCATTAAGTGCAAAGGCAGGTGTTGTCCATCCTGAAACACTTGCTGCATTGGTGACTTGTGAAGACAAGGTTGGCTTATTACCTGCACCAATGATGGAAGTGCCACCAACCTTCACATCAAAGACAATGCTTCCTGAAACATCTGCCTGAACATCCCAACCAGTGACACTTCCTGCAAATGGAATGATTGAAAAACCATATGAAGTGTTTGATGCAAGTATGACTGTTCCCATGCCATCAATTGTCACACCTTTACTGTCAATCTTTAAATTCTGTTCAAGCACAATTGTTTCACCATTATCACTGATAATCATGTCACCTTTATCACCATCACTGAAACCAGCACCTGGTGGTCCTTGTGGACCTGGGACATAAACACCAAGAAGGCACCTGAAATTGCCAATCAATGTGCCTGCACCTTCAACCCAGACAATTGGCATGGTGATATAATTGCCATTGTCAGTTGGATTGCCTGTCAACTTAAACCTTGCATATATGCTTGAATCATCAATGTCCTGCATATAAAGGATGGTGTCAGTTTGTGCAAGCATGAAAAAAGGTTTCCTGTCTGCATTTGTTATGTCCAATCTGTGAATCCAACCAATGGTGGTTGTTGGTGCCGGTTGGGTGTTTGACCTTACTGTTCCTGCTGATGGTGGTGCAGCATGTGTTGTTGAATAATTATATTCAAATAAGCTTGTACTTCCACCTGCTGCACCAGTGGCACCAGTGGCACCTGTTGGACCTTGGATGCCTTGTGGACCTGTTGGACCCTGCACACCTTGTGGACCCTGCACACCTGTTGCACCAATCGGACCTTGTGGACCAATTGGACCTTGTGGACCAACAGGACCGGCAGGACCAAGAACATAAACACCAAGCAAGCATCTTGATGTGCCTGTCAATGAACCTGCACCACCATCTTGAAAGGCAATGTTCATGGTGATATAATTGCCATCATCAACAGGGTCACTTGTCAATAAATACCTTGCAAAAACTGCTGAATTGTCAACATCCTGCACATAAAAAGTGCTGCCTGTTTTTGCAATCATTAAAAAAATCTTCCTGTCTGCATTGCTGATGTCAAGTCTGTGAATCCAAATGATGGTGGATGTTGCAGCAGTGGCAGCATTTGACCGGAAAGTTCCTGCTGATGGTGGTGGTGTTGAATTGGTTGAATAATTGTATTCAAAAAGGCTTGTGCTGCCACCATCTTCACCTTGTTCACCAACATTGCCTTGTGGACCTTGTGGACCTATTTCACCCTGAATGCCTTGTTCACCCTGAATGCCTTGTTCACCTTGTGGTCCAACAGGACCAACAGGACCAATTGGACCTTCAATGCCTTGGATGCCTTGTGGACCTTCAGGACCAATTGGACCTTCAGGACCAGTTTCACCAATCGGTCCAATTGGACCTGGGATGCCAACACCAAGGTCATTGCCGTTTATAAATGCCTTGACAGGTATTTCAACAACACTTGCTTCAACCTTCACCTGTCCATTTTCACTGATGGTTGATTCAATAATGTTGCCTGCTTCAGTGATGGTGACTTCAATCATGTGTTACATCTTTTAAAACAGTGTATTTATCTTTGAACCTTGTTTTCACCATGCCATTGTTATAAGTGATTTGAATGTCATATTTGTACACCTTCACATTTAAGTCACATACATAAGGCAGGACATCAAAAATGCATTCTGTTGCATCCTGAATCAAGATGGTGCCGTCTTCAGTTGACAGTTCCTTCATCAAGGCATCAGTTGTCAAATCCCGTATTTGCATTTTAATGGTTGCATCTTCAAGACCTTGTGAAAAATACGGGTCTTTTAATTGGAACTGAAGATTGTTGGTTGAATCATTCTGCATGACCCTGATATGATAGGGAACAAAATATTCATACACTTTTGGTTCACATGCTTCATTCATAAAATCAATTTTGACTGCACAAATGATTGCGCATTTTTTAAAGAATTATAATCATATAATTCATGATATTGAATTTCATAACAAGGTTCAGTCATGATGAATGATGAACCATTGTCACGGGTTCTGACTGTTCCAGATGGACAAAAATGTTCTTCATTTATCACTTTTGGTTTTGGCAACCATCCAACTGCTTCAACAATCTGTCTTTTTATATTATAATTACAAAAAACATAAGTGTCATTATAATAACCTGCCTGACATTGAAGGACATTCTGTTCAAAGTGTGGTTGTGCAAAGCAATTTCTGCCTGTTGATTTCACATCAATGATTTTTCCAATATAATCAATATCAATTCCACCATCATCACCATGTTTCTTCAAATGCAAATTTGGAAACTTACCAATCAAATCTCTGTGAATAAGAACTTGTGTAACTAATCCATTCACCTGCTGTTCAAACCTTCCATTGTGATGACTTCTTAAACCAAGTGGATATAATCTGACATAATCTGCACAACTATTCCACAATCTTTCACTGACATCAAATTTTATATAGTTCAGCTTAATCATTTTCTTTATTGGTTGATTGACCAATTAAGATAATGACTAAAAATAATATTATTGCAATGCCAAAAACCACAATGAATCAATCAATCAACCAATAATGAACAAAAAGAAACAAACAGTTAATAAAAAGAAAAGAAACTGATTAAATAAGATTAAATACGGTAAAGAATTATTTTTTTTTACTGTTAAGCTTTGAATGAAAAATTTATTGTCTTGCCGGTCATTTCTTTTCCTGTTGAGTCAAAAGGTTTGGCAACAATTTTATAGGCACCAATGGCAGGTGGACCCCAGTTACCATAATTATAATTAACTGAACCATCAGTCCTTAAACTGTCACCCTGCAATGTGAATGGTGTTCCTTTATCATTGCTTGATTTTGGTGTTGGTCCTGTACAAACAAATTCAACACGATTGACATTCTCATTGGTGGTCACCTTCACATTTAATTTATTGCCTGATGTTGCAAGGCTGATTGATGCACCTTCAGCAATGGTCACAACATCTTTTTCAGTTTCAGCATTCACCAAGATGAAAGCCTTGATTGGTTCACTTGTGTCAGGTGGTTCAGGTGGAATCACTTCAACAGGTTTCACATCAATTTTGATTTCATCTGTTGCTGCTGCACCATCAGGACCGGTTGCACTTAATTTAACCACATATGCACCTGCTTTCATGCCACTGATTCTTGATACAAATGTTGTTGCATTGACAGGAAGTTCAAGCACTTGGTCATTGTCAACCATCAAGTTCAATTCATCAGTGACAGGTGGAACAGGTGGAACAATACCACCACCAGTGCCACCAACCATGTCACCAAGTGTTGCAGTGTTATTGCCAACCCTGATGTCATCAAAAAACATGATTTTATATGGCAGTGTTGAACGTGACTGACTTGAATAAAGTCCAAGTTTCCATTTTGGAACCTTATCATGGATGGTTGGTCCATGGTATTCATGAACCTTCACACCATTTTTATAAATTTCAATGAAACCTGTTGCATCAAGCTTGTGATTGATGTGAAAAACAATTTGGTTCCATGCATCAAAA